TGGACCATTTAACCATATGGCACAACGTAGGTTCAGATACAGAACACGGACTATGGGCTATTGCAGGAGCAAGACTAGGAACCTGGAAAACCATGCTCAGTGATTGGAACTACAAAGAAGTACAGGATTTTACAAAACTTGATGATATGTGGGAAGATGTAAAACATCTACCAGCAGGAGAAGTTGTGCCATTGAAAATGGAAGATCTAGCAAGACAATTAGGATTACCTATGAATGTGTATACTCCTGTGCAAAGTAAGTTTTTTAAACACCACTACCGCAGTAACTGGCACAATAAAAATGTTATGACCCGCGAAATAGATATAATTAAAATGCAAGAGGGATGGTAACATGAAAAAATTATTGCTAACTGGTAGTAGCGGTTTTATTGGTCAACATATGTTGACGAGATTACAAGATAAATTTCTAATACACTGTTTAACAAGTGATCTAAGAGAACATGCAGAAGTCAGAGCAGAAGTGTTAAAGTTTGAGCCAGACTTGGTAATACATTTAGCAGCCAGAACAGAAGTAGAACAAAGTTTTTATGAACAGGTCGAGTTCTCTGAAATTAACTATGTAGGAACTGTTAATCTAATTGAATCCATACTACAGTGTAAGAAAATCCCTCGATTGATTTTTGCAAGTACAATGGAAGTATTTGGCTGGCAACCAGTAAGCGATCAGGTAAGAGATGGAAACACACCTGATATAATTCCTACGTTTTGTCCAGACAATACTATTCCAAATCCAAATGCACCTTACGCAGTTGCAAAACTTGGTTGTGAAAAATATATTGAATATGCACATAGAAGTTGCGGATTACAATACGTAATAGTAAGACAAACAAATGCATACGGAAGACAGGATAACGATTTTTTTGTAACTGAACAAATTATTTCACAAATGCTTGACAGTAAAACTGAATGTAACTTGGGTTATCAAGAGCCTTATAGGAATTTTATTTTTATAACTGACCTCCTTGATGCTTGGGAAACAATGATAAACAAGTTTGATCAAATTGCAAATAACATTTTTACAATAGGTCCAAACAATGCTATTAGTATTGATGCGTGGGTAAAACTTATTGCTAAAAAACTATCTTGGAACGGCCTTGTGAATTGGGATACAAAACCTAAACGTCCAGGTGAGATTTGGGTACTGAATAGCAGTGAAGAAAAACTTACAAAATTAACTGGTTGGAAGCCAAAAGTGTCAATGGATGAAGGGTTAGATAAAACTATTTCTATATGGAAAAAGATCAAAAATTTATAATATCTGGAACCAACGATATACTTTGGAACTATCAAGAATTAACCAAGTATCTTGCACTCAACCAGAACAAGCATATTGCATTAAAAATTATTCCTGAAGCAATTCCTCTACAAGAGTTAGGAGTTTATCAGTTGTTAGATAATTTTAAATTTGAAAGTGTAGACATATACACAGAAAATCAACTTGAAAAACATCACAAGTACAATATAATTGTTTGTGTTGACAATCCTTGGTTAGCAAACCGACCAAGCATCTCAAATAACCTGCATACATGGACTGGTGAGAAAACATTTTTAATTTTTTATCATCGACCTACTGCTAGTAGACTGGGACTAGCATCCTACCTTTACAATCATTATCTGTTACAAAGTCAAATACATTTCAATTATCCTACAAACGACGATAGACTTGCACTTTTTGAGTTTGATAAACTTGTACTATTAAGTAAAAACAGTTTTGTTGATACTGCTAAAATGCTCGATGATATGCCTCTTGTAGCATATAACAACGCAGATCCAACGCAAATACGCATCGACTTTAATTACAGCTATAATTTTGATGAGGGCATAACACAGTATACAAAAATTTTAGTTGATGTGGTTTCTGAAACACATGTATCCGGTCTAACATTCTACCCTACAGAAAAAACTGCCCGACCTATGTGGTTAAAGAAACCGTTTATTATGTTTTCATCAAGAGATTATCTTTGCTATATGCGTCAAATGGGATTTCAAACATTCTATCAGTTTTGGGATGAAGATTATGATGGGTACGAAGGTAAGGAACGATATATAAGAATACAAAAGTTAATTGATGAAATAGGAAAACAAACTCCTGAACAATTAGAAAATATGTATAGATCTATGCAGCCTATACTTGAACACAACTATAATTTACTAAAGACACAAAGTTATATAAAAACAATAACATTAATTGATGATGGAGAATGATCATGCTCACACCTACACAAGAACATTGGGATAATAAAACACTAGACTACGACTTAGAAAAGTTTGATTGGCCATCATGGGCACTTGGGGTTATTCAAGAAATAACTCCACAGGTAACAGAATTAGAAACACTGCATGAAGTGTTGTCTCCAACAGACATTGTTAAAGTAAGTTCACATGTGCAAAATTCTTGTAGTCGCAAAGATTTTATGGAACGTTTTGATGCATTTGTAGCAGAAAACATTCCACAACGCATTGATAATAAACGTTACATGATTCAACGACAAGGTACTCTACGTGTGGTAATTCCTAATCAAGCAAAGGTAGGCAGAAGACTTGCATTCCATCAAGGTATATTTGTAGGAAACGGCAGAGGTTGTAGAACAATATGGACACCGTTTACTGAAGCACGTGGTACCAACACCATGCAGATGTTAGAGCTTGATATCAGTAGAGAACTAACAAAACAAGTGCTTGCAGAAAAATGGAGTCTAGATCGCTTTGAAGAAGAGTGCATGAAACATGCTTTTCCTATCACACTTAAACCAGGACAAAGTCATTTGTTTTTCCAAGAACACATTCATGGCAATGTAAACAACAATGAAGGTTATACTCGTGTTAGCATGGATATGAGAATCCTAGTGGAAGGTGAAGAATTTGGAAGACGGTATCCAGGAGGCTTTATGCGTTTTCCAGGTGATCATGAAGTTGCAGAAATAAATGATTATACAGGTAAAGAATACATTACATACGCAGGTTGGAACAGTGAGTTCAGCAAACATCTCCCGCTACCGATGCAACGTGCTACCATAAACGAATATTGCACAAGAAATAAGATATCATACAACAGTTATGAGTTTGAAAACGAACACATGGACTGGCAACCAGGACTTGAACACTATATTAATAAAAAACCAGATGGTATTGTCTTGTGTAGTATGTATGCACTAACAGATAATATCGAAAGAAGAAATGAAATATTAAATTTGGCACTAGAACGTGGAGTAGAATTACACTTTGCCAATGAGTTATGCAGTTTAAAAACCAAGGATGACTTGGAAAAAATAGAAATGTATCTTAATTTTGCAGTGCAAAAGTCGGGACCTTATGTCTGGGAATAAAGGTGACGAAGTTGATTCAGACTTCAAAAGTAAATTTTTAACTGATGCAGAGATTGCACAACAAAAACTAGACACTGTATCTCCTAGCATGTGTTTGGCCAAATGGAAACAACTTAGTTTGCATCTAACAACCGGTATGAACAACAGTTGCTATCATCCACCATTGCACAGAGCCGATGCTGATGCTATCAAACTTAATCCCAGTGCGTTACACAATACAGAACACAAAAAGCAACAACGCAAATTGATGTTAGAAGGCACTAGACCGCCGGAGTGTAGTTACTGTTGGGCTATGGAAGACAACAACAAACTTAGTGACAGACACTATCGTTCAGGTGAACCTTGGGCAATGAAAGACTTTGAAACTATTAAAAATGCACCCTGGGATCAAGATGTTACGCCAAGTTATGTAGAAGTAGATTTTAATAGTGCATGCAATCTTAGTTGTAGTTACTGTTCACCGCAATACAGTAGCTCATGGATGGCTGAAACAGAACGTGAAGGTGCTTGGCCAACTTCAACACCACATAATGATCCTAGTCACTTTCAAGGTGAACGTAGGCCCATACCAGCAAGAGAACACAATCCATATGTGGAAGCCTTTTGGGAATGGTGGCCAACGCTGTATCCTGAACTAGAACATTTTAGAATGACTGGTGGTGAGCCGATGATGGATAAAAATACATATCGTGTATTTGATTATGTGTTACAAAATCCATCAAGCAAACTGCACCTAAGCACAACAAGCAATTTCAGTGTAGAGGAAAAACTTTGGCAACGTTACAAGGGTTATGTAACAATGCTTTGTGAGAAACCATATAAAGTAGAACATTTTATGCAGTACGTGAGTCTTGATGGTATGTTTGAACCAGCAGAGTACATGCGACACGGATTGAACTTTGATTTGCTTTGGGACAGAGTAAATCAGTTTCTAAACGATATACCAGAACGCAATAGCATAACATTTATTATTACCATGAACAATCTCAGTCTTACAACACTACAAAAACTTTTTACAGGCATACTTGGCCTACGTCAGATATACAGTAACACATACCAACGTGTTTGGTTTGATACACCTGTGCTACGTACACCTACTTGGCAGAGCATGCAAATACTGCCAGAGAGTTATGTACACGAATTAGAAGTTATAAAGTCATGGATGAATGGCAACTTGGAAACAGAAGAAAAACGCTTCAAGGGATTCAAAGACTATGAAGTTGCTAGACTAGACAGAGACATTGCGTGGATGCGTGATGGACAAAAACTTGATCCTGCATACATCAACAAAAACAAAGCAGACTTTTATAGATTCTTTGCAGAGCACGATAAACGAAGAGGCACAGACTTCTTAAAAACATTCCCTGAAATGACAACTTGGTGGGATGAGTGTAAATATTTGTCTACTAACTTATAAGCGATACATATGTGTATGAAAGTATTAATTACAGGCGCAGATGGATTTCTTGGCAGTAATACTGCAAGGTATCTTAAAGAAAAAGGACATGACGTTACATCTTTTACCCAAGATGTAAGACATAACCTACCTTACGAACGTTTTGATTGTTTATATCATTTTGCAGCCTTTGTGGGAGGACGCAAAGGCATAGACAATAACAAATGGCTTGTTACTGAAAATATAGAAATAGATAGAATAACATTTAAGTGGGCAGATGAGTTTTGTAAAAAAATCATTTATCCTAGCAGTTGTGCGGCATATCCAACGTACTTACAGGAAGCACCTAATACTCCAATGCACGAAGAACAGTTTGGAAATTCAAAAACTTTTGATTTATATGGACTTGCTAAACTGGTAGCAGAAAGTATGCTAAGAACACTTGATATTCCTGTACATGTAATGAGACCCTTTAGTATATACGGTCCAGGACAAGACATGGACTATCCGTTACCTGCAATAATAGAAAGAGCACGTCAAGGAGAATGTAGTGTATGGGGAAGTGGAACACAAACTAGAGATTGGGTTTATATCGACGATGCACTAAAGATATTTGAATATTTGCTACATAAAAAAGAATCAACAACAGTAAACATTGCAACTGGCAACGCAATTACGTTCAAAGAAGTAGCAGAAACAGTTTATAAAGCAGTGCATGGTATTACAATTCCAGTGAAAACACAAACCAATGAACCAGAAGGTGCTGGGCATAGAGTTGGCAGCACCGAACGAATGGAAAGTTTAGGTTTACACTGTAACACTACAATTGAATATGGAATAAGAAAGATGGTACAATGGTCGAACGAGTAGGCACACACTTTCCGTTAAATTGGCCTTATGGTAACGATGAATTGGATATCATAAACAAAACGCATGAGCAGATCAAAAATAATTTTCCAAATCAACGTAATTTATTAATTAACACAACTTGGTTTGGTAGTCAATTTGATAACGATTGCTGGACACACGCAATGAACTTAGAAGGCAAATTTGATAATTTATTCTTGCTATGTGTGATTGATCCAGAATATCTTTTTGCAGAAGATTTACAAAAAATAATAAACAAATACAAAATTAAAAATGTGCATCGAATAGGCATGTATGAAGGTGAACCAATGGAGTGGAACTTTCATGCACTTATTGCAAACGATCGCATGCCTGTGTACACAGAAGAACAAGTATTAATGCGTAGTGCTGATTTTGCGTACATGTTATATCAAAGAAAACCGAGACTGCACAGAGTTGAAATTACCAACATCCTTAGAGAACAACCGCATCTATTAGAACGTGGAATTGTTACACTAGGAGGAGTAGCAAAAGATGGCACAGATTGGCAACAAGGATTAGATGTAGTGCCAATGACAATCGATGATTTACCAGCAGCATATAATCAAACACAAGGTGATCATGACGATCATGCAGGTGTTCCTAATGATCTGGTTTCGATTGGACGTTTAGATTTATGGCAAAATCATTTTTTAAATGTGGTAAGCGAAACTGAATTTGACGAATGGAAGCCTGTGTTTATGACAGAAAAAATTTGGAAACCAATGATAGGCCTGCGTCCGTTTCATGTGCATGGAAATCCAAGATCTTACCAATGGTTACGAGACAGAGGATTTCGTACATTCAACCACTATTGGAATCACTTGCCTGTTGAGACTGTAGGTCAACATGATGCACTTATGGACGTAATAAATCACCTTGTTGACATGCCTCAATTAGAAATAGAGCAAATGTATCTTGACATGTTGCCAGATCTACGTTATAATAAACTACGACTAAAAGAATTTAGTGACGAGCAGAACTATAAAATGAAAAATATTTTTAATGCATAAAATTTGGTGGTTTGGAGACAGTTGGGTATATGGCGATGAACTTCATGATCCTGCCAATGAATGTTTTGCAACTATTGTGTCTAATAATCTAAATTTAGAACATATGAACCTTGGTGAAAAAGCAACAAGTATTGGTCATCTAGTTCACACATTCTTTAAGCACAAAGATAAAATTGATATAAAGGACACTGTACTCTTTTTCTTGACAGAAAAAAGTAGGGCTTACATTAATGGTAAGAATTTATTGTCCGGTGCGTGGAACGGAGTTACTAATAATCTTCATCCGCATAATGATCAATGGTATAAATATTTTCATGATGAAGAAGAAGCACAGTGGATCTTGGACCAAGATCTTATGCTTTTACATGCTAATTGTCCGCAAGCAAAATTTTGTAATATTTTTAGTATGAACCATAGCAATTATATTCCAAGTGATGCTTGGCTACTACCAAGTAACATTTGTATAGCACATACAGTTTTACCTTATGTGCATAAGGGCTTAATCCTTGTAGATCATGGAGAACTTCTTGATCTTGAATGGAAAAAGCAAAAAACTTATGTTGAAAAATACTTTGGTAAAGGTCATCATCCTAACAAACAAGGGCACTTAGTGATTGCAGAAAAAATAATAGGAAGTTTAAATGCCTAAACAATATAACGAAACAGATTTAGAATATAAACAACGAGTATTAGATCCACTAAGTGATAGCATGTGCGGTGCTAAATGGTACAACGCTACTATATGGTTGGGATCAGGCATGACCACTAGCTGTCATCATCCACTTCCTCACAAAGTAAGTGTGGAAGATGTTATTGCCAATCCAAAAGCATTGCATAACACACCAAAGAAAAAAGCAGAACGTCAAATGATGCAACAAGGAAAACGTCCTGCTGGTTGTGAATACTGTTGGAAAATTGAAGACGTTGGAAGAGATAATATCAGTGACAGAGTGTACAAAAGCAATATCTATAGTGATGCAGATTTGCAATCAGCACACGCACTGGATTTTAATCAAGACGTAGATTTGAAAACATTAGAGATTGCGTTTGACAGAACTTGTCAGTTTGCATGCAGTTATTGCAACCCAGCATTCTCTACAACTTGGGTTAAAGATATAAAAAACAATGGTGCATATGAAAATTTAGAAAGCGATGGACGTAATCATTTTACGCATACGCATGACAGTTCACAATTGTACAAATATACAGAAACAAATCCTTATATAGATGCGTTCTTTAAATGGTGGGAGAGTGACTTACACAAAACACTAGATGAATTGCGTATTACTGGTGGTGAACCAATGATGAGCGGACACTTGTGGAAATTATTAGATTGGTTTAAAGAAAACAAAGGTGCAAGTAAAACAAGAATTGCAATCAACAGTAATCTTGGATTAGAAAGTAGAGATATTCTCAAACTTTTAGATAGGGCTGATAGTGCTCCGTTGGACATATACACATCAAACGAAAGTCTGGTACAACAAGCAGAATATATACGTGATGGTTTAGAATGGAGTACATGGGCAAGGAATATGCACTTGTTAGCAGGCAGTGGAAAACTTAGAGGATTGCACAACATGTGTACTGTTAACGCACTGTGTTTAGAAACACTTCCTGAATTCCTCAGTTACTTGATTAAATTTAAAGAACAATACGGAAGAGATTTTCCAAGTTTTACACTGAACATACTGCGTTTTCCTAGTTTTCAATCACCACTGGCGTTGCCAGATAACATTCGCACATTGCATAAAGATCGATTGCAAGAATGGTATGATAAAAATGCTGACAACGAATTGTTACACGAGCATGAACTTAATCAAACACAGAGATTAATTGATTATCTTGACGTTGTTAAGACTCCTCACAGTGATTCATTTGATATGCCTAAACTACACAACGATTTCAAACAGTTTTACACACAGTATGATGTTAGAAGAAATAAGAACTTTGGAACTGCGTTTCCAAGTATGAAGGAATGGTATGACGGATTATAATTATAACAGCAGTGAACCAATTAGAATATCTCTGTCTAGTTTAGAAGAACGTGAACGCAAACTACTAAGCGAGAGCAAAACCTTTTGCATGTATCCTTGGATACACTTACATGCATATCCCACAGGTGAAGCATATCCGTGTTGCCATGCTGAAATGGGTGTAGGACAAGTAGGCAATTGCAAAACCAACACCATGGCAGAGATTTGGAATAGCCCAGAGCAAAAGCAACTGCGTAAAGACATGCTTACTGAAACACCCAATGCCGCCTGCGGACGTTGTTACGAACAAGAAGAATCAGGGTTCTTCAGTGGTAGACAAAGTGCAAACAAACATCACGGACATCACATTGAAAGAACCAAAGATACAACAGAAGATGGCGAACACAAAGACTTTGAAATGACCTATTGGGATATACGTTTTTCAAACTTATGTAACCTAAGTTGCAGAAGTTGTGGACACATTTTCAGTAGTAGTTGGCACAAAGATCAAACTGCACTAGCAGGTCCAGAATGGGCAAAGAACAACAGTGTGTTAAACTATGCAGGTCGTTTTGAAACTGACATGATGGACCAACTAATGGAACATCTTGATCATGTGGAGCAGATTTACTTTGCTGGTGGTGAACCATTGATGATGGATGAACACTATGTTATACTAGAAGAACTGGAGCGTAGAGGGAGATTTGATGTACGCTTAATTTACAATTCAAACTTCACACAGGTTAAACTAAAAGATAGAATGGTATTTGACTATTGGAAGAAGTTTGACAGTGTAGCAGTTGGTGCAAGTCTTGATGCTATGGGCCCAAGAGCTGAATACATACGCAAAGGAACCAAATGGCAAACAGTCGAAGACAACAGACGAAAGATGATGGAGATATGTCCACGTGTTGATTTTTATATTAGCCCAACACTAAGCATTATGAATGCAATGCACTTGCCTGACTTTCACAGAGAATGGGTTGGCAAAGGATTAATAAAGCCGCAGGATCTAAATGTAAACATACTACAAGATCCTGACTACTTCCGTCTTGACATTGCACCACAATCATACAAAGAAGAAATCAAAGAAAAGTATGAGAAGCACTTGGAATGGTTACGACCGTTAGATAGACTAAACAGAGCAACAGTGGGTTTTGAAAGTGCATTGCAGTATATGGATAGTACAGACAACTCGCATCTACTAGAAAAGTTTTGGCAGAAGACCAATCAACTTGATGAGATACGCAAAGAAAACATATTAGACTTTATACCAGAGCTTGGAGCATTAAAGTGAGTACCTGGCAAGAGTTTTATCACGAAATTAAAGATCCCAGCTGGCCTGCATGTAATAGTGAGTCAGACTTTATGTCATTGCCGCAACACATACGCACAGAATGTATAGATGTGTTTGGATATGCTCCTGGACAATTTAAAAACAAAAGCAAACTTATTAACAAACCGTTTTCAATCAACACTTCAACTGCATGTCAGTTAAAATGGAATTGGAGTACAGTGTTTCTAAGCACAGGCAAAACTGCTAGTTGTCATAGAACTGATCATCATACGTTTGATACTGATAAATTTGATTTTCATAATACACCAAGCAAACTTGATGACCGTAAACAAATGTTAGAAGGAAAATGGCCAAAACGTGGTTGTGACTATTGTATTAACATTGAACGTGCCGGCGGACAAAGCGACAGGATTACCAATTTAGACTTTCCAGGAATACATGCCCCGGTTGAGCTAGACGACAACCCTATTGCAACGCAGGTGACACCAAGAATACTTGAAATATATTTTGATAACACCTGTAACCTCAAATGCTTGTATTGTGGTCCACATTTTAGCAGTTTATGGGACGCTGAAAATATTAAATTTGGTGATAAAGCATTCATTAAAGATGCAAAGTTGCAATCTAATAAACAAAAATTATTTGATTGGTTGAAAATAAATGGACACAACTTAACTAACTTTAATATACTAGGTGGTGAGCCTTTATATCAACGTGAACTAGAAGAATGTTTAGATTTATTTGAAGCACATCCTGCTCCAGAATTAAAATTACAAATTTTCACAAATCTAAATGCAAAACTCAAGTATGTTCAAAAAGTAACAGAGCGTGTAAGACACCTGATTGATAAAGGTTGTCTTAGAGAGTTTGAAGTAACTGCAAGTCTTGATTGCTGGGGCCCACAACAGGAGTATGTGCGTTTTCCATTAAATCTAAAAACATGGGAAACAAACTTTGAATATCTATTAGGTTGTGACTGGATTAATCTTATTATCAGTTCAACAGTTACTCCCCTAACTGTAAAAACACTTCCAGATTTGTTAAGTAAGATACAAGAATGGAACAAAGTACGTACTGTTTATCACTACCAGAATAGTGTGAACGGTCCGAGTTATATGTTTATTGATATATTTGGAGATATCTTCGCTGAGGACTTTGATAGAATATTAGATCTAAAACTGGAAACAACACCAGAAGAGATTTCAAGTAAAAAATATATGGCAGGCATAGCAAAACAAAGCAAAAACAATGAACCAAATGTAGCAGAAATTGACAAACTGTTTAACTTCCTCAACACAATGGATTACCGGCGTAAAACAAATTGGCGTGAATTATTTCCCTGGTTAGTAACAGAATTTAGAAAGTATAACTTAACATGAAACTACCGCATGATAAATTCTGCGTACTACCTTGGGTTAGTTTAGAAACATCACCAATTGGTACAGTACGTCCGTGTTGTCTAGCAGAAGATGAAATCAAAGATCAAGACGGCAACAAGTATTCTCTAATGACCACAGACTTAAACGTTGTACACAACAGTGAGTATATGCGTAAACTACGTCAAGAGTTTTTAGATGGCAAGAAGCCACAAACATGCCGTAAGTGCTGGAACGAAGAACGTAGTGGACGCACATCAAAACGCATGCACACAGTCAACAGACTGGAACACATTGTAAAAGACACAGAATGGACAGCAGATGCAAAGCCATTAGTGTTTATTGACTTTAAGTTGGGTAACATATGCAACTTGAAATGTAGAATATGCGGCTCATGGAGCTCAAGCACATTTGCTGCCGAAGAAGTTAAATTTGAAGGAAAGGATAGTGTCCACTATCAAATGCTCAAAGATGGAGCATGGCCAAGACGCAATCAAAGATTTTGGCAAGACATTGACAACTTAATGGATCAAGTGCGTTACTTGGAATTCACAGGTGGCGAGCCTTTTATGATACAAGAACATTTTGATTTACTGCAACGCATGGTAGACAATGGTGTTGCACACAATGTAGAAATACACTACAACACCAACGGCACACACTATCCAGAAAATGCCGAAGAGATATGGAAGCATTTCAAAACAGTTGAAGTTGCATTCTCAATAGATGATGTTGATGAAAGATTTGAATATCAACGTGCCAATGCCATATGGTCAGAAGTAAATGACAATATGGATCAATTTGAACAGTTGCGTGATAGAAATACAAACATACAGTTACAAGTGTGTTCA